TGGAAAGCTACGTGGTGAGGGCGGAGCCCGCACTGATTCACGACCCTACGAAACCGATGCCTACGCAGGTGCCATTCGTTCGGTCTATGACAGTGCAGGCTGTAAAACGCGAGGGAGACTCCCTCTCTCAGTCTCTGAAGTGGTGGAGAGTCACATCTTACCTGCTTCTTATGCTGGGGCTCCTCTGTGCGCTCGAAATGAGCTGGTCTTGGATGCCGGGACACGGCTGGCTCAACGGATTATTGAAGGCGGCCGGGGGTTTGACCCCTATGTTTTTGGTCGTCGTGTTCAGCCTGGTGCTGCTGGTCCAAAGACTCGCCTGGTATGGATGGCGCCGTTGCCTACGACTATTGTGGGGACGCGTTACAGCAAACAAGTCATGGCGGGACTTTCGCGAAGGCGACCGTTCGTTTGGGGTCTTCGTGGGCACGAACAAGGTGCGATCATCAGCGAAATTGAGTCGCGATTCCGATACGTCTACTCGTTAGATTTCTCGAAGTTCGACTCTACTGTTCCTGCTCGCATGATCGATGATGCTTTCCGTGTGGCGCGGACTCATCTCGAGCTTGACGAAAAGGAAATGGATGTTTGGCGTAGGTACGTGAACGATTTCATCCACTCTCGTATCATCGCACCAGATGGTCACGTGTATCAGAAGCACAAGGGTGTACCGAGCGGTAGTGCTTTTACGAGCATTATTGATTCGATTGTGAATCTGATTCTAGTGTCCTACATGTTTGAGAAGCTCACTGGGCACTCGCTAAAACATGACCGCGTATTGGTGATGGGTGACGACGTCATCATTGGCTCAAACACTCGTTTAGAGTTGGGCCAGCTCGCTTCGGCGGCTAGCGATCTGGGCTTCGTCCTGAGCGTCGAGAAATCGACAATCACGGACACGTCACGAGAATCCGGGGATTACACCCAGAACCACACTCATTTCCTCGGGCATTGGTGGGTCCATAGCCAACCAAACCGACCGGTGAAGGAACTTCTTCAACGGATGGTTTACCCTGAAAGACACAAGAAACGCGTTCCTGGCGAACATCTCGTTCGGATGGCTGCTTACGCCATGACGTGTAGACAGGGTAGGAACCTACTTGCTTCAGTGCTCCCACACCAAGACGTGATTCAAAGTTACATGCGTCTTGCATGCACTGCAAGCGTCAGGATGGAACGAAGACGACGATGTTGCGGATGTTGACCTTCCGGGTCAATTGAGGCAGAGGC